TGGATCCAACAAGGTCTAGGCGTTGCAATCAAGAAACACTTGGAAGACCACCCTTTAACAAGGTATTCTATCCATTTTACCGACCAGCATCCCAATCAGTTCGGCGCCCTCACAGGGTCTCGGACTGGTGAGTGGGCGACGCTCGACCTCAACGAGGCGAGTGATCGCGTGTCTGTCGGTTTGGTCAAGGCGATATTCCCTGAGCACATTAGTGTCGCTCTTTTGAATAGTCGCTCCTTAGGCACGGAATTACCGGGCGGAAGGGTTATTACGCTCAACAAGTATGCGCCGATGGGGTCAGCACTGTGCTTTCCCGTATTGGCGACTTGTATTTGGGCGGTCCTTGAAGCCGGGATTCTAGATGCGGAATGTCCGATTAAGAGGTATTGCCATAATAGAAACAATCCGGATAAACCGGGTTGCGGCTCTACCCCCTGTGAAGACATTCTCGTGTACGGTGATGACGTGATCGTCAAAACGGCAAGCGCCGCGAACGCGATCGAACTGCTCGAATCGGTTGGTCTAAAGATCAATCGCGATAAGATCTGCGCCAGTGGATTCTTTCGGGAATCGTGTGGCATGGATGCCTATCAAGGCATCTGTGTTACTCCCATCCGTTTCCGGACGGTCTGGCCGACATCCCAGTCGCCTGATGCTTATGTTTCGTACATCGCTTACGCGAATGCACTCCATAAGCAGCATTTCTACCAGGCCTACGATCTGATCGTAGGTAAGTTGATCGGCACATACGGCCGTATCCCTTGTTCGAGCATGGGTTTATCCTGCCCGTCCTTGGTAGATGTTCCACGTAACCACCTGCCTATGCACTCCAGATCCAACTTCTCCCTCTGGAAGAGGGAGTGGTGGGTCCGGGATGTCCGGGCCAGTTCATATTTCAAGAAAATAGACGGATGGAAGATGTTACTCCGCTGGTTTGCGGAACACACCGACCAAAGTCCTCTTGATGAACTGTTAGAGACAACTGATGTTGCGGTGGGGCCCCCGTTAGAGGGACCAGCTCTACGTGTCAACCAGTACACGGAACGCCGATCGAACGAATTCGTTTGGCGTTGGCGATGAACATGG